AAGCTTTCATCTTATCAACCAGCTTAATACTCACTCCATCTTTTCCTTGCTTCACTTCCGTGATCAGCGTTCCATCAACATCTTCAGATTGTTTGAATTTCACAGTATTAACTTCTTTTTCGAGAACTTCCTTTTCTCCAGTTTCTTTGTTTTCTACCATTACTGGACCAAAAGCCCCTATGACTTGAATATTTTCTCGTCCAAACGATACATAATCTGTCACATCAGCAAACGCAATATCCATATACTTCTGAAAGATATCTTCCTGCTTAAGCATCTCTCTGTTCATATGATTCTGTTTTAACTGCTCAATAGTTTCTCTGATCAACTGATTCTTCATAAGCCTGCTTCCCAAAACGGCAGCAGATGCATAAGTACAACCAGGATAAGCTTTCATGTAAGCTTTCGTATAATTAAACATTCTGGATTGGTACAAACAAAAAAGCTGCTGCTGATCGGTAAGTTCATCGTTAATTACAACTTGACTTACATCCTCTGCAACGGCTTCTTTTTTGTGTGCACCCTTTTTATTTTGTGTGCACCCCTTTTGGATGCATCCTGTCTTTTTGTTCCTCGACCATGCGTATCGTTTCTTCCACGATTTCACAGTATTTATCGAAACTTCATACTTGGCAGCAATGTCTTTATACTTCATTCCGGCCACATAATCGGATTCTGCCAATATGTAGTTTTTTTCTTCATTCAAACATTACCACCTTCTTTCTTATTTCTTAAATGGACCTCCAGGGACTCGAACCCCGGACCGATCGGTTATGAGCCGACTGCTCTGACCTACTGAGCTAGAGGTCCTTAGTTAAAACATTGTTTTAATTCTTTCATCTGATCATCTATACATGCTTCAATTGTTGTAAATCCTTTTCTATGTTCAAATCCTTTTCTTCTCAATTCTGCTCTTACTGTCATTAATTCTTCTTTTACTCCTTCCAGTGCTAAAATAGCTCCAATCTTCATATCCTCATTCATGTTCTTCTTCTTTCTTGATCGTCTAATTTTTTAGATAATAGGCATAAAAAGACTCGGGGTCCGAAGATCACCCGAGTTCATTCATTAAGTAAAAAGAAGAGGACTAATTATGAAGTATCGCTTCATCTAATCGCTCTAGCCTATATATTAGCCTATTTTTTGCGAACGTGACCGAACATTTTCTAATTTTCTTGAAAAAATCTTGTATTTCTCATTCTACAACT